TTTAAGATATAGATAAATAATTACACAACAAAAACACTCTGAAGGAGGCGATGCACAATGTCAGACAATACATTGGTAACAGAAGACGCAACTGATGCGAATACACAAGCGGTAGAAAATCAGGCAACTGAGCAAGAAAGCAAAGTTTATACTCAAGATGAAGTTAACAATATGATGGCCCGTATGCGCGGATCATTAGAAAAGAAACTTCTAAAACCATACGAAGATTTAGGTGATCCTGATGAATTGCGTAGTTTGCGTCAGCAAGCAGAAGCAAAGAAACAAGATGAGCAAATCAAGCGTGGTGAGTTTGAAAAGACTTTACAAGAATTGGCTCAGAAAAAGGATGCCGAAATTAAGGCAAGGGATACTGTGATTACTGAATATAAAGTCAACACACCACTACTGAATGCTGCCGCCAAGTATCGCTCTGTTAACCCAGAGCAAGTCAAGGCATTACTCGCTTCTTCAGTTAGACTCAATGAATTTGGTGACGTTGAAGTAATTGGAACTGATGGGGCTGTTCGCTACAATGATAGCGGAGAACCTGTTGGTGTTGATAATTTAGTAAGAGAGTTCCTTGACACTAATCCGCATTTTGTTCAACCAGGGGCTGCAACGACTACAACTAAGTCAAACGCAGGTGTTGGAATGAGCAAAGGATTAGATATTAATAGCCTTGATATGAAGAATCCTAAACATAGACAACTCTATAAAGAGTCAATGTCTAAAAAATAATTAACGCCTAAATTTTAAGGAGATTTAACAATGGCTAATAACACAACTATTAACAGTGAACTGTTTCAGAACTTACTAGTTCAGTCACAATTTGCACTGTATGAAAACTCGGTAGCACGTTCCGTTGCTACTGTATTTGATTATCCAGCCGGTGCTGGTAAGACTGTTTCTGTTCCAGTATGGGCAGGAATGACATCAAGCAAGCCAGGTGAAGGCACTGCGCCATCAGCCTCGGATGCTAACACAGTTTCTAAGACTATCAACCTTGCAGAACACGTTGTTTACAATCAAGTAACTGACTTCTTGCGTGATAGTGCTTCAGAAGATGTAATCGGTAGTTTGGCAACTCAGTCAGGTTTAGCACTTGCTGAAGGCTTAGACGGCGAATTGATTGGCTTGTTCGCAAGCGTTGTTCAAAGCGTCGGTGCTGCTGGTGCAGAGAACACCGTTAACGATATTATGAAGGCTGCGGCAACTATCCGTGCTAACAAATACAACGGTCCTTTGTTTGCAATGTTAAACCCACTTCAGGCTTATGGCTTGAAAGCGGCACTAACTGCAACTACTAACTATCAGAACAGTTCATCTGTTGCTGACGCAGTTATGAGCAACTACTTTGTTGGTCAAATTGCTGGTGTAACAATCTTGGAACACGCTGGTATCGGTATTGACGAATCCGACGATGCAACTGGTTGCGTATTTGCACCAGGCGCATTTGGACTTGCACAACGTGGTGGTATCACAATGGGCACACAGCGTCAAGAAAAAGAACGTGCAACTGATGTCGTAATGACTGCTGTTGCAGGTGCTGGTATCATCCGTCCAGAACTTGCTGTTAAAATCGTCGGCGACGCAGCACTATAAGGAATATAAAAGATGGCTTTCATCATAGACAATGACACTGTTATTAGTTTTGCAGAATTTAACGATGTGGTATCGAGAGATATCAGACTGTTCGATTCGAATGAAAGCCTGACTGACGATGTAGTTGAAAATCTTCTTATCAGAGCAACGGAGCGTATCTTAACACAGATACGTTCCAGCGCTTGGTGGGCAAGTTATTATGTAGCAAGAGGCAACTCAATTGCTATAAACACTCGTGCAGACATTCCGTCTTTGGATGTGGATCGTATTATTGGTAGAACTAATGACTTTACCGATTTGTGCGTTTACACAGCGTTAAGTGAATTCATATTACCAATGGTTGCTGACTTTGGTAGTGAGGATAATGCAGAACGTCAGAAGATGGGATATTACACTCAAAAGGCTGATACACTCTTAGGTGAGTTGTTAACAGCGGGTGACTGGTATGACTTTGATGATGATGGAACTATTGTTTCAACTGAAAAAGAACCAGGACACATCAACTTGAAGAGAGTAAGATGAGAGAAGATATCATTACATATGTTAAGACATTAGCCTTAGGTGGGTTTTCACTGTCAAGTGAACTGCCCAGCGATGCAAGCGGAATGCCTTTATATTTGAAAAATCCTAAGCAACTTTATGTTGATTTGGATCAAATAACAGAGGAACCAATTGTTCAAACCTTAGGTGGTTTTAATTTAAACAATGAAGCAACTACCGTTAGTTTATATTTCACTGCTGACGCAAAACAACTTCCAGCAAACTACCAGTCAATGGTAAACAGTCTAAGATTAGGCAAGGACATTGTCCCAGCACAAGGTTATACCAACCGAACTGTCAATGTTCAAACCGAATACGAAGAAGATATGCTATTGACTCGTATAGATTATACATTTAGCAAAATAACTTAAAGGAGCAATAAAGATGGCTTATATCTATCCAGCACCAGGAAACGCATCCGCCCAAGTCACCCTGAATATGAAAGTTTCAGGCGACACTTCAGGGTTGGATGTTCCTGCACTACAAGACGTTACATTAAACAATGCAAACGACGTCTTTACTTGGACGCAACTCGACGCTGCATCTAAGAAACAAATCGCAACTACTGCAACTAACTCACTATCGATGAATATTGTCTTGGATCAAGCAACATTCTTCGGAGCAACGGCAGCAGGCGAGGAAGCACAAACTTCGGGCATATTTGGCTTGTCGAAAGACAAAACCCAAATTCAGTTCGAATTGTATATGGGTGACACTGACACAGGCGCAACTGGTAAAACTATCAGCGGCGTTGGTTACATCACTGGCTTGGCACCGACTGTAAGTGCTGATTCACCAGTATGGGTATCACCAATTACAATTACTGTTGACGGCGACTACACAGTAGCCTAATAGAGTAGAGCGTGAGGGCGCGATAAGGGGGCTAATTACCCCCTTATTTTTCTTTTACGATAAATACATAGGAAGATAGATTAATGGATATATTAGATACAAAGTCAG